AGCACCAAAAGATGCTTCGTGAGATCGCAAATGACGATAAAACGCCAAAAAAGACGGATTTTGTCAAAGAAACTGAAATTTTCATCGATAATGAAGAAATTGACGAAATTTTGACTGTTAGACAAGTCGATCTTAACGAATTTTAGTCAAAAATACGACATAAATAAAATATAATTCTAATATAACATTGGTCCATGCCTTTAGAGCGAGTTAGTCGCAGTTTTAAAGATGTTAGTGCGTCATTTCAGATTAATCCTCTGAATTATGACCTCGTGGCATTAAAAAATGAAAGTGCGATATCTCGCTCTATTCGCAATATCGTGTTAACATCACCTGGAGAGAAGTTTTTTCAACCAACATTCGGATCTAGAGTATCTGAATCTCTTTTTGAGAACATGGATGAATACACTTCACTTGCTATTCGTGAGGAAATTGAAAGTTCCATCAGACGATTTGAACCTAGGGTATCACTATCCAGTGTAACCGTAAGCCCTAACTTTGAAGCAAATCAATATGATGTTGTAATTAGATATAGAATCATTGGTGCGGATGTTCCAGCGCAATCACTAGAATTCGTTTTGCAACCAACAAGGTAAATGCCTCTAATAAACTTTAGTAGTCTGGACTTTGACCAGATTAAAAAATCTCTAAGAGAAGTACTAAAAACGAACGCAAACTTTACAGATTACGACTTTGAAGGGTCTAATCTGTCAAGTATCATTGACATACTTGCATATAACACGTATATCACTTCATATAATGCAAATATGGTTGCAAATGAAGTGTTTATTGATAGTGCAACACTAAGAGAGAACGTTGTAGCACTTGCAAAGAATATTGGTTATACTCCCAAGTCAAGAAAGGCATCTAGATGCTCTGTAAACTTCTTTGTTGACACATCTTCTATATCATCAAACCCTCCATCAATTACATTGAAGGCAGGACCAGTCGGATCAACGGCAAATCAGTTCGGATCTGACTCATATGTCTTTAATATACTAGAAGATACAACTGTATCTGTAGCAAATAGCAGAGCAGACTTTGAAAATATAGAAATTATAGAAGGAACAAGAATAACGCAGTCTTTTACGTATTCTGCAAGAAATCCCAATCAAAGATTCATACTTACTAATGCTGGAATTGATACTGACACCATAATGGTTCAGGTTAAGCCATCTGAAGGGTCTAGTATTAAAATAAAGTATGATGCATCAAGTAGTTTAATTGATCCAAAGACAGATAACGTAGTTAATGCAAATTCTACCATTTACTTTTTACAAGAAGTAGAGGATGAAAGATACGAAGTCATTTTTGGTGATGGAGTCTTCGGAAAAGCATTAGAAGATGGAAATGTTATAGAAATTACCTATTTGGTTTGTTCTGGTCCTGATGCTAATAGAATTAGCAACTTTGATTTTAGTGGAAAATTAGTCTATGTGTCAGATTCCACTGAAAACTCCATTACTGGTGGTATTTCACTCATTTCAGTAAATACTCCCTCTACTGGTGGTGATGTCATTGAGAGTGTTTCCTCTATTAAGAAGTATGCACCTCAAGTATACGGCACCCAAGACCGTGCTATCACTGCAAATGACTATGAGGTCTTGATACCTAATAAAATTTACCCAGAAGCAGAATCTATATCTGTTTTTGGTGGAGAAGAGTTAGTTCCTCCTAGATTTGGAAAAGTTTTTATTAGTATTAAACCAAGAAACGGTGATTTTGTCTCTCAAGGCATCAAAGAGAACATAAAGAGAGATTTGAGGAAATATTCGGTAACTGGAATTGTACCAGAGATCTTAGACTTGAAATATCTTTATATTGTTACCAATAGTAAGGTATATTATGATACAAGATCTATTTCTGACGTTGCTGCAGTTTCTTCAACGATTCAAAAAAACATTCAAGCATATGCCGATTCTGCTGAATTAAATAAGTATGGTACAAGATTCAAATATAGTAAATTTTTAGGAATAATTGACCAAAGTCACAGATCAATTACATCAAACATAACTTCTGTTCAAATGAGAAGGGATTTGAGACTTGCAACCAATCAATTCGCGGAATATGCAGTTGATTTTGGTAACCATATGCATGTTCAGTACATGACTGGATATAACATAAAATCCTCTGCTTTTAGAGTGCTAGATATAACGGAGGATGTTTACCTTTTTGATGAACCCAATAATACTGAGACTGGAATTATATCATTATACTCTTTAGAGGCACCAGGATCAACCACACCCGTCGTCAAGCGAAGAAACGTTGGTGCAATTAACTATATGACCGGTCGTATTACATTAAACCCAATTAATATCGTATCCGGCAAAGAAAAAGATGGAATTGAAGTCATGGAAATCTTTGCAGTTCCACACTCTAATGATGTAATCGGTTTACAGGATCTTTATTTGCAATTAGATGATTTTTCTGTTGATATGATTGTTGACGAAATATCTTCTGGCGCTGACCCATCAGGTTCAACATATAACAGTTCTGCTAGTTATGTTGACGTTAATAATAATCAATATTAAAAATAAATTTTTGTAAGAAAAGAACAAATGTCGATGAAAAGAGTAAAAATTCAACACCTGCTGGAAAGTCAGTTACCTTCCTATGTCAGAGAGGAGTTTCCTCTAATTGATGAATTTTTCTCGCAGTATTATTTGGGATTAGAGTTCCAAGGTGGAACTTTAGATTTGATTCGCAATATTGATTCTTATATAAAGTTAAATGAGAATGCTAGCGCCATCTCAGAGACTCAATTAGCTGCAGATATCGACAATGAGCAAGACTATATTGATGTTTATAATGCAGATGGATTTCCAGAAACTTTTGGAATTATAGAAATTGATAATGAAATTATTGTATATCAAGCAAAAGTAGGAAATAGATTTTTGCTGTGTAATAGGGGATTTTCTTATATAAACTCCTATGAAACTGGTAATAACACAGAGGAAGCAGTATTTCAAGACACTGATGCAGTTTCTCACAAGTTTCAGGCTAAAGTAAGAAATTTAAGTGTCTTATTCTTAGAAGAATTCTTAAAAAAGGTAAAAGGACAGTTTTTACCTGGTCTTCAAACTCAAAATTTAACAGAAGGTCTAAACGAAGCGACTTTCATACGACAATCAAGAGATTTTTACTCAACTAGAGGAACAGAATCGTCCTTCAAAATTCTGTTCAAGGCATTATACAATGATGAAGTAGATATTATAAGACCACAGGATTTTTTAATTAGTCCTTCAAACGCTTCTTTCCAACTTACTAGAGATTTAATTGTAGAACCTCTTGAAGGTGATCCAGAAAATCTTAGGAACATGACACTGTTCCAAGATGAATATGAAAATATTGATAAAGCATATGCACCAATATCGCACGTTGAAAAAATTTCTGTAGGCATTCTCACGGATGTTTACTATAAAGTAAGTATTGATTCCTCATTTAATAAGTATGATGGATCTGCAGAGTTGTTATATGGTAGTTTTTCTCCTCATGCTAGCACAAAACTCATTGATAAAGTTAGTGTAGGACAAACTCACTTAGATGTTGACTCGACTTTAGGATTCCCCGACGAGGGTGAATTGTCAGTTACCTATACTGATGGAATTTCTGGTATAATTACATATTATAATAAGTCTACAACTCAGTTTTATGGAATTGCTGATACAACTATTATAAAAGAGATTAAAGATAATACGGTAGTAGAACAGAATACCTATGCATATGGTTATGATACTGAAACTCAAACAGATGACGGAATTAAGGTAAAAATTAGATCGGTTCTTAATGAATTCCAAGAACCAGCAGAATCTTACTATCAAACCAAAGATTCTAAGGTTAAAATTAAATCTTTAGGTAAAATTGCATCAGGATTCAAAGCAAATAATTGGATTTCCAATTCCGCACAGTTTTATAATGTAAAATCGCTGACTATCGAAGAAGTTTCAAACAATATCTACAGAGTAGTCTTTTTTGATGAGCATACACTTAGAATTGGCGATCTTTTAGAATTAACTGATAGCAACTTAGTTGCTAGACCAAATGATCTGGTTGTTACTGATGTTCTCGATGAAAATTCCTGCTTGATTCGTGGTTCTGGAGTAGGTGATCCAGGGAAGATTATAAAAGTTACAAAAAGAACAACAAAATTTAGATCTGACATATTTACAACTTTAAGACCATTTGACGCAAACGTTCAAAACACATATGTGAGAGGAAAT